ATCCAACTTATTTACGCCTCTGAACTCGTTAATCACCTTTGGAGGCCGTGCCATTCTCTCACTCCTTTCAGGCAAAATAAAAAGCCCCTTAGTTAAGAGGCTTGCTGTGCTACATTCAGCGATTCTTTTCTGCTTTCCTTCTCCTGTGCCGATCTCGATGAGTATGGTTTGAGCTTCAAAGCGTTTCGTTCAATCATCCACCAGGAGATAGCGGATAACAGAAGGGATACAGCAATTACGATCCCGTTTATTAAACTCCCGCCGACCGCTTGCAATCTTTCAGGGAGGTTAAAGTATATAAAATAGTTAATCACGATCATGTGCCAAATATAAACGCCATAGCTTAAATCACCGATTTTATCAGTCAATCGATTCAAGAAGTTCGGTGCATTGTAGCCGAACCAAATAAGCGAGTAACTAAACGGCACAGCCCAGGCAACCGTCCATAATGGCCCCAGCGTGTCACGATGGAAAAGCAGATCGTATCGAATCAGAACATAAGCCATTAGACACATTAGGGCGATCACTCCGCTTTGTTTCACCTTTTCCCATGCTCTTGACCAGAACATGCCTAATCCGAAATATAAAAGGTATGGCAAGAAGGTGATGCCGTATATCTTAAACCACGTTGGCTCACTCGATTTAAAGGCTGCTGTAAAATGGTTAAATAAAGCGATGTTGATTATGGCGACTACAAAAAGTATCGTAAGCATTATTTTGAAAGATGTTCTTCTGGCCAGCAGAACGATAGCAGGAAGGATGATATAAAATCCAAATTCTGCAGGTATCGTCCATAAGCTTCCGTTCACCACTCCTACACCGAAATCACTAAATAGAGGCGGGTGGTAGACCGGAACTAAAATAATCGTGCTAATGAACCACGCCAAGAATGAAACAGAACCTAATTTCTCAATCGGGATTACTCCAAAAGCCAAAAAGCTAATCGCCGTGATCAGGACATAGAAATAAATGCCTGGAACGATTCTCAGAATCCGATTAATAAAGTACTGATGAACCGGCCTCTGGTTAATGATTGACTTTTCGCATGATCTGTACACCAGCAAGCCGCTGAGTATAAAGAACATCGGCACACCATCGAAGAACCACAATCGATCTTTGAAGTGGTGCCATAGAAACGGGAGTTCTAAATGCTCGACTGAGTGAGCTACAACCACCGTTAAAGCTGCAAATAATCTTAAAAAGTCAAACGCATTTTCTTTTGCATTTCCCAATTCTTCCCCTCCCATATTCATGTAAATATTACCATATATGAGGGATTTTGTTGTATTAATTTTTCTTTATGATTTTATGTGCCTGTCAGCATCCGCATTTCAACCCAATCCGTATTCAGCACGTGGTTGCTGCCAGTTGTCAACCTTCGCCACCCATGCACCACATACTGGCTTCCTCCAGATCCAGAAACGGAAGGATTGACTTTCCAGCATATATCACCGGCATTATAGCTCCCGGTTGTCGGAACGGCTTCATCATATGTGATTTTAATCAAACCTATGGTCGAAAAGGTTCCCGTGCGGAAATAATATATGGTTCCAATGTTATTGGCGACATTACCTTTCGCCCGTATATTGTTGGTGATAGCGCTCAAACATACATTACCTACAACATTGTTTGTCCCGTTGTCTGATAGTATGTCGTGTGCGGTAAATCCCTTAATATTGTTATCGGTAATAACGTTATTTACAGCTTGAGCTCCTTGCATCCAGACACCATAGTTGCAGGTCTTGCCGGTATAAGTGATAATATCGTTCCCTCGGATGCGATTTCCCCTATTCTGGGAATCTGCTACTGAGTTGGAGGACTTGATGGCAGCATCTCCGGCACTCCCATTCATGGCAATGTAGCAGCCGGATATATCCCAATTCCCGCCGAAATTACCGCCGCCGTTATCCAGTATCAAGATTGCATTAACACCGCAATGGTCCAGAATGCAATTGGTGATAAATACATGTGTCATCGCAACGCCCTGGATCGCAATCTCTGCGCTGTCGATTAACGTTTCCGCGATCATCCATCCTTCGTTCGGAACGTCACCTACGAATTGAATCCCCCTGCTGCCCGATGTTCCGTCAACACCAATCGCGCTGTTACCATGAACAGTATTGTTTACGCTCAATCCTGCCACGCGCAATCCGACATGTCCGAAATTACATTTGAAGTTATCGAATACGCTAGACCATAAATAATGCGATTCTACGGCATACTTAAATCCGTCTACATAAATATCACGGTAAATATGATTTTCAGGTCGGTTACTTGTATCGCCATCAATGTAAATTCCAATATAATTATTCGGCGTGGTGGTGTAACGGGAAGCGGCGGCAATGACAAGACTCTGGATGGATACATTGTCAACCTTGTTCACTTGAATGGCGCTACAACCAATTGCGGTGATAAAGGTGGTGTATTGCCCTGAGCCTATGATGGTTATCGCCTTGTTTATTTGCAACGTACTGCGGATGATATATTCCCCATCGGGTAGAATCAGGACTCCACCGGCTGGAGCTGCGTCTAGTGCACTCTGAATAGCTGCGGCGTCATTTGTAGATCCGTCTCCTTTAGCACCGTACACTTTCACATTTATAATAATGTCGCCCCAGGTCACTCTGTTTACACTGGCATTTGCGTACTGGCTTGCAATTTGTTCCGTTGCTTGACTCATATAGCACCCCTTCCCACCCCGTAAACGTCTTGAATACGATGCGGCCTTGCTTGCCTAGAACGATTGTATTGTCTTTCCAGTTCATTGATCTCCGCAATGAAAGCGGCTAGCATCTCTTCCCTTATTCCCATCATTGCCAGTTCCTTGCAAACGTGATAGACAAGCATCATATGCCACGCCTGGTCAAGTTCGGGAGTGTCGCCTATGCTGCTTAATGTATTTGGCTCCTTATAGTGAAACACCGTCAGGCCGCTGGTAACATCATTCTCGGGTGTTGGGTATAGGCCGATTGAGTTATCCTCTGTGATGTAGTAGTAATAGCTCTGCGACTCATATTTGATGTTCTGATAGGGGTATTCCTCCCCATCCACCACCACATCAATGATATTCTCAGGCGAGAAACTGGTCGGGTAAAACGGATTGTCTGCAAGCAGATCATACGTTGTTGCCGTTTCCGGCTTGTATAGTGTGCGGAATATCCGCTTTTGTTTGTCATCAACCATCGTAATGATATCGGCCTCATCGTAGGAGTGCGGACATTTTAGCTGGATCATGTTCAATATTTCTTGGAGCGTCACCGACCTAACACCTCCTTATACAAAAAAAGTAGGCGAAGCCTAAGCCCCGCCTACTATGGTTGGTAGACTATTCGTTCTTTTGTCCGCGTTTCGGCTTAGTCTCCACCGGCTTGAATCCAGCTCGGATGAACACTTCAGCTTGAAACTCATTTCTGACTTCGACCTCTTGGCCGTTAGGTGCTACCAATTTCACGCGATCACCTCATTAAGCCGTTTTGTGAGCGTACAGTGCATCCACTTTGTTGTTAAGCACGAATGCATCATAGATGATCCGACCTTCAACCAGCCAGCCGTTGATACCAGGAGGATTATCGTGAGTCTTGTAGTCCTCCAGCTTGGACGCTGCCACTGTCGCAGACGGATGAGCCACGATAAACGCATGGTTTGCCGGGAAGTAGGAGGAAGGCACGACAACGATCTTCACGCCATCTACAGTCCCTACGACACCGCTGACCAGCATACCTTGAGAATTCTCAGCTTGACGGATGAACGAGTTGTCCTGCTTGATAAGGTTGTAGTATGCAGGGGTAACGAACGCTACACGTCCAGTCAAAGGTACCTTGTTGTCGCTCATGAACTCACCGGCATCCAGAAGGCTCGAATAAGCGTTCGAGGATGTGATCGCCGCTGTTGCCGTACCGCTGTTTGCTATAGCTGCAGCAGACATAGCCGCCAGTCTGTATGTGTCCACCTCGGGAACGATGACCTCATCAATCTGACGAGCCAGCGCTTTACCTGCGCTCTTAACCATCAGCTGCTCGTTGTAGTTACCGCGGTCAATCGTGAAGGTGAATGAACGGTCCTTCGAAAGCGTCATGTCCTGCTTAGTGTCCTGCAGCTCGGAAGCTGTACCGTAACGTGCCAAGCCGGTACGCGAATAGTCGTTCATCGATACCGTTGGGATGGAGTACACGGACACCGTCTTAACGCCTGTCCAGTCGTACTCGCGGTTGATACCGATCTCCGTCAGGGACTTGAGCTTGAAGCGCTCGTCTACTTTTGTGCTGTATTTAGATGCCAAATTAACTGCCATGGTTTATCGTCTCCTTTAGATTGAATTGAAGCCCTCCATAAACGGATCTACGGCTTCTGTTCTTGTTCCGCCACCAGCCGTGACGCTTCCTATCGGGGCTTTCCGAGTATTTGCCTGATTCTGTTTCGCTATCTTCAGCTGATTGCGCATTTCCTTGGCATGGTGCCGCATATAAGCGGTCATCAGGCTTTGACCGTTCTGGACGGCCTCTTGCACCTCTGCGGGAATCGTGTCTTTTTTAGCGTCGAATGGTCGTTCATTTACTTCCTCAAAGAAGGCGAAGAACTCATTGTATTGCGCTTGCTGCTTCGCTTGCTCTTCTTTCTCCGCTCTTTCCCTCTGTTGCTCTTCACGAAACCGGCGATTCTCTACCAGCTCGCGTATGACTTCTTCCGGCAGATCGCGGTCCTTATATTTGTTAATCAGTTCTTGCTCCTGCAGCGCTTGCTTGTACTCCGCTTCAGTCGTGATCGGCTTCCCGTTCCAGGTATAGCCCATATCTGCGATCAGAGCATCCTTTGCTTGCTGCGCCGCCTCTTGTCTCGCTCGTTCAATGGCCTTCTCATAATTCATACCCTTCTGAGCGAGTGCTGCCGCTTCCTCTACAGTCAGTTCCATGTCTTGATGGTTGAACTTAACCGGAATCTTTAGCGGCTGTGTACCGGGCTCCTGTGGCTCTGTAGGCTCGTCTGCCGGTTTGGTATCCTCTGCAGCTTGCTCAGTGTCCTCAAAGTCCGCTTCTTGCATATCTACCGGCTGTTCGTCGGCCTGTGGTGGGGTTTCAACGAAGTCGTCAGGCAGTATCATGTCCTCGTCCATCTGTACCTCCACACGCTATGGTTGGCGTGACCCAGTTTTAACGCCATTTGGCAGGGCAGAATAGAAAGAGCGCTAACCGACTGGTTGCGGCTGCGCTCCTTGTTGCATTTGCATTTCAGCTTGCATTTGTGCCATGGCTTGCTGTTCCATCATGCGCTGCTGGACTTGTGCGATAAGCTCCTCTTTCTGCGGGATATACTCATCGGGCACACGCTCCAGGTACTGCACTATGTCGATGTGACCGGATGCCAGCATGTTATCCAGCGTCTGATTCGCCGCGATCTGCGACCAATAGGACGATTCGCCAACGTCTGCCTTAACATCAAGCCACATGTCTTTGAAGATGGAGAAGTCGAACATATCAGCGACTTTCTGCTGTGTGCTGCCAGCCGGTTGCCCTGTCATCGGGTCTACCTGCGGCACTTCAACCTCTCTCACGATTGGCCTGAGCCCGTAATAGGTGCCCATCATGTCGAAGAGGATTTGTCCAATGTCCTCCACCCACTCGTATAGGTTCGCCTTCGGATTCTCTAGCGGAATGGCAGAGGACTTCTGCACCGCTATGATGGCCGATGTGTTCTTAGGGTCGATCTGACCTAGAGCTGCGTCCGATATGCCCATGGTTTCCTTGGTGTACTGCATGACCATCTCGATGACTTGGGTAATCTGTGTGGACATGTTCCCTGGCTCCAGGTATCCAGCTATGTTCTTGAGGTTCGTCTCAAGTCCCACACCTGTCACCGGAATCGCTGCGCCGATTGCGTTATCCCATATATCGATAGCATCAGCATTGTAGACCGCTTTAGGGAATGCAGTCATCATCAAATGGTACATGACCATGGCGAACATTCTGTTAATGAATATCTGATTCGGCAGCAGCCCCGTTGCAAGCGCTCTGCCGTGATACTGGTTCTTCTGCTTCTCCCAATTCGCCCACGCCACAGGATAGCGGCTGAGGCCTGTGTCAATGTCCTGGTATATGTAAGAGCCTCGGACGCTCTTGGAAGCCGTGATGGTCGTTTTAGTCTCGCTAGTTGGCATCATCGTGACCGGATCTATGCCTTCCACCGTCTCCGTCTTCTTCCGGTAGATGATGATGTACAGCGCTTTGCCGCCTTCATCAGCTTCTACCTCGAATTGACTGGCTTCCCCAGCTTGGTACTGATATTCCTTGTCCGCTTGAATGCTCTCGAAGCCTTCTGCACCCTCATCTTCAGCAGCTTGACGGTACTTTTTAGCCTCATTGCGCAGATTCTCAACCGTATCCCGGCCTGAAATGATGATGTACGGCTGATGGTCCACCAATGGGCTGTTTGCGTTGCCGAAAAAGACGTTGGTCCCGTCCACCAACTCCATACATATTTCACCTTGAATACCGGGAGCGAAGTTGTATGGACGCTTGTCCATGTCGAAGTAGAAGTGTGCGCAGTAATCGCCGGTTATGGCTCCATCGAACAGCGCATCTCTCACCTTGAAGTCCATCTTCATCTTGTCGAACAGTGTTGCTGTTTGCTGGTTTGCTACGTCCGCAGCATCGATCTCCTGTGCCGGCGTGTTGTCGGCCAGCATGAGCGGATCATAATGCAGTTGCACCTTGCTAGTGGTGAGCGATGCGACGAAAAACTGTGTCACCCGCTTGATTATGTTGAACACCGGCTTCGGCATCTCTGAATCAGGTAGGTTTCTCCACTGATTCCCCGAGAAAAAATCAAGATTTGCGTTAACCGTGTCGTAATAGTTCGGCTCGATCCGGTTGTTGTAGTTCTTCCCGGCCTCGTACAAGTCCCAATCCTTCGTATTCTGTGCCATTATGTCACCTCTCTCCCAGCCAATCTTTCAGGACC